CATGTAGGCGTTGCGGTTTGGCATTATGCAGCCTCCTGCATATAGCGGCGCGTCAGTTGCTCAACCGTGGCCGCGACTTCCTCAAGAAACAGGACGACGGCCATTTCCAAATCACTGATCATCTGCGGATCACGGGGCACACGCTGAACGTGAAGCTGCATCTCAGCCGGCAAGCGTGGGTCATAGCTCACAAAGTCGCACCACTGCCGACCGGTGCAGGCCATCTGCCATTGCATTTGCTTGATATATTTGCCGTCGATGTCGGAGCCTAACAGCGTTTCGATATGCGTGGCGCTGTTGGGACATTTGATCTCGACTAGGCCCTCGTCTCCAACCAATCCATCCGGACTGGCGTGACTCATTGAGATTGCCGGGTGCAGCACAAGGCCGACCTGCTTGATCTCAAGACCGCAGGCAAACCCGTACATCTCGCGCGCTGCCGGCTCCTGCTCCGTGCCCCATCGCATCGCGTCATTCGTAAAGCCGTCTGTCGTTGTTTTCGTCAGCCGCTCGACGACAAGACGTGCGGCAAGATTAGCTCGGGATGCCCCCCACCCTGTTTTAGTGCGGGCAGTTGCATCCGCTATGGACGATGCTCCGATACGACCACACCGCGCCGCGTGCCATTCTGGCGTGCCCTGAATGCAATCAATGATCTTCATGGCTTTGCCGCCTTCTGCTGAATCCGTTTTGCAATCAGCATGGCCTTGGCTTTGTCAGCTTGTTTGCTCGTGAGATCGTCCAGCGTCTCAACGCTAAAATGGCTGCACACGCCGCCTAGATCGGTTTTCGTTTCCTCGATCAACGCCTTCAGCTCAGCCAGCTTGTCGGCGGCGGGCGGTTGCGCACCGGCCTTCTGCCCGTCGTCATCATCTTCAGTGGCAATGCCGGTGAGCGTCAGCGTGACGTATCGCTTGCCGTAGGAGATGGCGCTGGCCATGGCATGCACAGCCGTTTTCCCGCCGCTGGTGTCGGGCGGTAGCGTCATCTCGGTTTGCTCTGTGTGGCCGTCGCGATGGCCCAGAATGCCTGCGACACGGATCACGTTGCCGGTCGTGTCGACGCGGTGGGATAGCGAAAAGCCGTGTGCGTGCAGATGCGGGCGAAGCGCCGCAACGACATCCTCAAACCGCGCGTAGGTCTTGGCGTTGTGGCCTTTCCCGTTGCGCGTGGCGGCTGGAAGCTCAGCTTGCAGGTTTGCAAATGCTGCGAGATAGGCTGCCTTGGCGCGCTGCGCCGACATCCGTTCGTGCATTGTAAACAGCCGCTCCATCTTGTCGATGTCGACGTTCTGGTCACGGGCGGCGCGCTCAATCATGGAGATAAGAACGGCGGACTCTGATTGTATCGGTGCCGGCACATGGGCGGGCTCGATCTTGGCGATTGCGTCACTCATGCCACATCCTCCACATATCCGAGCCGTACATCTATTTCGGCGTCAATAAGTCGACGGGCCTCGTCGCGGTCGCTCAGCATCGCTGCTAATTTCGCCGCGTTCGCGCCGATCTGAAATAGCGCATCACTGACAGG